TTGAACTTGGCAAACTACTTTCGCTGAAAGGGGCCGAGCGCGACACGGCTCTACAAGCACTGCTGGCCGAAGCACAGCGGCAGTCGCAAAGTACGCGCAGCCAAGCCATCATCCAACTATTAACGCAAATGGGCGTTGGGGCAAATATCCCATCCATCGGCAGTGAGGACTAATATGAACCCCGAAGACATGATTGACGACGAAGACATCCTTGACCTGCTTGAAGACGCTATCGAGGGCGAAGTCGAAGTCGAGGAGGAGGGCTTCAAAGCTCTCACCGAGGACCAGATCGAGTCAATCGCGTCGGCCGCAATTACGGACGCCGTAGACTTCATTGAGGCAGAGCTGACCGAAGGCCGCGTGAAGGCGCAGCGATACTTCGACGGCAAGACTGACATCGGCCACGAGGACGGCCGCAGCAAGATTGTGGCGACGAAGGTTCGCGACACGATCCGCGCAGTGAAGCCATCGCTGATGCGGGTCTTCCTGTCATCTGGCCGACCCGTTGAGTATGTGCCATCTGGCCCAGAGGACGTGCAGATGGCGGAGCAGGCGACGACCTACGCCAACTACAAGTTCAACGAGATGAACGGCTTCCGCATCCTGTCCGACGCATTCCACGACGCACTGCTGAAGAAGGCTGGCATTGTGAAGGTGTTTTACGAGGACCGAGACACGTCGGAAATCCACACGTTCACGGGCTTAGACGACATGCAGTATTCTGCGGTCATCACCGACCCCGACGTCGAAGTGATCGAACATTCAATGGAGGCTGGCGTGACCATCGCCGACGGTATGGGACTGCCAGAGCCGACGACGCACGACGTGAAGTTGATCCGTCGGTCATCCGCAGGCGACATCCGCATGATGTCCATTCCACCAGAAGACTTCTTTATTGACCGCAACGCACGCTCCATCGACGACTGCTACTGCGTCGGCCACGGAAGCGAGATGCGCGTCGGCGACTTGGTGGACATGGGCTTTGAGTATGACGACGTCGTCGACCTTGGCGGGCGTGACAGCCTGAACCAAGAGGACGACGAGCGCCGCGGCTACACAGTGAACCCCGACGAAGACGAGAACGCCATTGACCCGTCAATGAAAAGCGTGTGGGTGACGGAAGCCTACATGCGCGTAGACGCCGACGGCACTGGCTCACCGACGCTCCACCGCATCATCATGGGCGGCGGCAGCTATAAGTTGCTGTCGGCAGAGCCGTGCGACCAAATTCCGTTTGCCGTGTTTGAATGTGACCCCGTCCCCCATTCGTTCTGGGGCAATTCGCTGGCCGACCTGCTCATGGACGATCAGGATGCGGCGACGTCCATCATCCGTGGCGTACTGGACAATATAGCCATGACGAACACTCCAAGAATTGGTGTGGTCGAAGGGCAGGCGGACATGTCAGACGTGTTGTCGAACGAGGTCGGCGGCATCATCCGTATGCGACAGCCGGGCGCAGTCGTGCCGTTCGCCATCCCGTTCACCGCTGGCCAGACGCTGGGTGCGGCACAGTATTTCGATCAGATGATTGAGTCCAAGACGGGCGTCTCTCGTGCGTCTATGGGCTTGGCTCCTGACAGCCTACAGTCAACCACCAAGGCAGCCGTGCAGGCCACCGTGCAGGCCGCCGCAGGGCAGATTGAGGTGATGGCACGCAACTTTGCGGAGGGCGGCATGAGAACCATGTTCAAGCTGCTGCTCAAGCTGATCGTGAAGCACGCCGACGCGCCACAGTTCATGCGCCTCAATGGTGAGTTTACGTCAGTGGACCCACGGGCGTGGAACACGTCGATGGACCTGTCAGTTAATGTCGGCCTCGGCACTGGCCGCGAAGAAGAGAAGGCCGCAGCATATCGCGAAGTTCTCGGCCTCCAGATGCAGGTTTACAACCAGTACGGCCCCGGCAACGGCGTCGTGTCTCTGGTGAACATCCGCAACACAGTGGCCGACATGATGGCCAGCGCAGGCATCCGTAACTCTGAGCGCTACTTCCAGCCGATTACGGCGGAGCGTGAGCAGGAGATGGCACAGCAGCAGGCGCAGCAGGCGCAGCAGCAGGGCCAGCAGGGGCCGCAGGATGCGCAGGCGATGGCATTCATGCAGGCCGAGCAGATCAAGGCGCAGACCAAATCCCAGAGCGACGCAATGCGCGTCCAACTTGATGCTCAGAAGGCAATCATGGAGGACGACCGCAAGCGCGACCAGATGTATCAGGACATGATGCTCAAGAACGCTGAGTTGCAAGGCAAATTCGGAATGCAGGCCAACGAGCAGGCAATCCGGGCCGAGCAGGAGCGCCAGCGCATGATGCAGGGTGGCGCATAATGGAGCCTTCGGTGAAGGCGACCCGCGCCCAGCAAATCTTGAACGATGAGGTTTTCACAGAAGCTCTTTCTGTGTTAAAGAAGGATAGCATTGGGGTATTCTTATACCCCACGGCTACCGACGAAGAAATAATGGAAGCGCGCAAGGCAGTCTTGGCGCTATCGCTCGTGGAGCGGCAACTCCAGCGTTTTGTTGACGACTGGAAACTGCTTGAGCGTAAACTGAAAGGATCGGGACCATGAGTGACATGACCGACACCAGTTCTATCGACGCAGTCGCAGCATCTTTGATGGAGTCTCCAGAGGTTGAAGCCCCTGAAGACGAAATTGTAGAGGCCAGCGACGAAGATGAAGCCGACGAGCAATTGGAAGCTGACGACGATACGACGGAAGACAACGCCGACGACGTCGAAGACGAAGAAGAAGACATCGAACAGGACGATGAGCCAGAGGAGCCAGAACAGGCACTGTTTACCGTAAAGGTTGACGGCAAGCCCAAGCAGGTCACCCTCACTGAGCTTCAGCGTGGCTATTCGGGTCAGGCTTTTATCAACCAGAATTTGGAGACACTCGCACAAGCTAAGAAGCAAATGCAGGAAGAGTATTCCCAAGTTCAGCAAGAGCGCCAGTTTCTGGCCGACTTCCGCCAGCGTGCGGAGAGCGGACAGGTTCTCACACCGCCAAAGCCCCCATCGCGTGAGCTATTCCAGCAAGACCCCATCGGTTACATGGAATCCAAATTAGCTCACGATGATGCGATGGCCGAATACCAGCAACAACAGCAGCAGATGGCGGCAATAACTGATCGGCAACGCGCAGATCAAAACCGTCAGCACCAAGCATATCTGCAATCGCAAATGCAAATCTTGCAGGAGCGTGTCCCAGAATTTGCCAACCCTAAGACGGCGGCAAAGTATCGGGACAAGATGGTGCAGGCTGGCATTGATGAGTATGGATTTAGCGCCGACGAACTGACCAGCGAAGGCGATGCTCGCCGACTCTCTGTTCTGTCCGACGCGATTAAATTCCGTGAGCAACAGAAGGCTGCCGGGATCGCACGCCAGCGTGCCGAAACCGCTCGACCAGTTGTTAAACCCGGCGTCCGACGCCCCGCCCAAGCCTCTGAGGCCAAGCGAGCAAAAGACGCTCAATCCCGAATGAGAAAAACAGGCAGCGTCGATGACGTTGCAAAATTTCTCCTTAGTTAACAGGAGCCTATCATGGCCGTTACAGCAAATACCAACGAGACATATAACGTCTCAACCATCAAAGAAGACCTTCAGGACGCGCTGATTTCCATCTCGCCAACTGAAACGCCATTCATGTCGTCCATCGGCACGAAGAGCGTCTCCAACACCTACTTCGAGTGGGCTACAGTTGACCTCGCGGCTGCGTCCTCGACAAACCGCGTCATGGAAGGCGAAAACGCTCCAGGCAATGACGCGCCAACGAACGCTACTCGATTGGGCAACTATGTTCAGCTGTCGGACAAGGTTGTTGAGGTAAGTGATACCGCGGAAGCCGTCAACGGCGTTGGCGATGCACAGCGCGTCGCAAAGCAACTCGCCTATAAGTTGAAGGAAATGAAGCGCGACATGGAAACCATGTTGGTCGGCGACAACAACGCAGCCGTCGCAGGCGCTTCTGGCACAGCTCGTGAAACCGCGTCCCTGTCCGCATTCTTGCGCACAAACGTAGATCGTGGCGTTGGCGGTGCAAACGGTACGCTATCTGGTACAACAGCGGGCTACCCTAACGCAGCAGCTACAGACGGCACGCTGCGTGCGCTGACTGAGGACATGCTCCAGGGCGTGATCGCATCCTGCTGGGATGAAGGCGCAGAGCCGACTTTGGTTCTCTGCGGATCAGGCGTGAAGCAAAAAATCAGTTCCACTTTCACTGGTTCGGCGACTAAATTCAAGAACGTTGACGACAAGAAAGTCGTTGCCGCAGTTGATATCTATGTTTCCGACTTCGGCGAATTGCAGATCGTGCCATCGCGTTTTGTACGTTCCCGCGACGTTTTCGTACTCGACCCGTCGCAGGCTCGCACAGCTTACCTGTCCAACACAAAGCAGAAGCCATTGGCTCGCACAGGTCACTCTGAGCGTCGCCTTATCTCTGCCGAGTATGGCCTCCAGGTTGACACTGAGAAGGCTCACGGGATCATCGCAGACATCAACCCTGCGTTGTAAGCCTACACTAAAAGGGGGGTCACATCGTGACCTCCCTACCCCCTTAACGACGACAGGATATTCCAATGAAGATTAAACTGATTGATGGCCGTGGCGTTTGGCTCGACGGCAAGCAGCAGGCATCTGGCTACGAGGCCACAGTGGCCGACGTCACTGGCAACGCGCTGGTCAAGTCTGGCCTGGCCGTTGAAGTGAATGACGCAAAGGTTGAGAATAAAAAGTTTCAGGCACTAAAGCCCAAGGCAAAGCCAAATGCTGACTGAAGTCACCGAAAAGTACGCATTTGACAGCGACGGCACCATGCGCATCACCCGGTCACAGGACGTTCAGAGCCTGATCGATCAGAACAGGCACGAGGCCGATGCAGCTCCGTCCATGTTCGGTCAGGCCGCCGTCCGGAAGATCGGCAGCATCCCGTTCGTCATCGCCGAGGCTTGGTCGCGTGAATGCGGCGCAGGTATTGGCACGAAGGAGTTTGCGGTTTACTGTAAACGCAAACTAATGGACGGCGACTTTGCCGCATTTCGCATCAAGGAACAGTAGCAGATGAGTGACGACGCCCGCCTTGAGCGCATTGAGAAGAAGTTGGATCAAGTCGGCGACGCCATCGTGGCATTGGCTCGCATGGAAGAGCGCATGATTACGCTGTTTAAGCGGATGGATGCACTCGACGCGGACCAGAGCAGCCAGAGCCGACGCCTGACGCTGGTTGAAAGCCGTGTCGGCAGCAACGGTCAGGCGTTACGCTTCGCCGAGCGGGTATTCTGGATCGTTGTCACAGGCGCAATTGCGTTCGCATTTAATCACCTGAAGGGCTGAGCATGAAAGTCAACAAAGCTGGCATTGATTTAATCAAGGAGTTTGAGGGGCTGCGGCTGGAGGCATACAAATGCCCAGCGGGCGTCTGGACCATTGGCTACGGCACGACGGCCCGTGCTGGCGTCGGTATCAAGCCTGAAGCTGGCATGGTTATCACTGAAGCGGAAGCGGAATGGTATCTTGAGCAATCCGTCGCAAAGTTCGCTGCGGGCGTCGAGGCTGTCATCACGGCCCCCGTCGATGAGAACGAGTTCGCGGCAATGGTATCCTTGGCCTACAACATCGGCATGACAGGCTTCCGCAAGTCATCAGCCCTGCGCCACTTCAACGCTGGCGATAAAGCAAAAGCAGCCACCGCGATCAAACTCTGGAACAAAGCTGGCGGTAAAGTGCTGGCTGGCCTTGTGCGCCGTCGTGAGGCCGAGGTCGAATTGTTCTGGACGCCAGTTCCCGTCGTGCCAGCAGAAGCACCACAGGGCCGCACAAGCGCCGCACAGAGCCGCACGGTGCAATCTAGCGTCGTGCAGGGTGCCACAGCCGTTGGCGGCGCTGTAGGGGCGTTAAATTCGCTCGACGGCACTGCGCAGATCATTGCGCTGGTCGGCTGCTTC